GACAGTTCTACTATGGAATATACTGGCGTATGGTCTATAGGAGATCCCATGTATTTAGGGACAGATGAGAGTGGCAGGCCATTATTTTCACTTAATTTTAGAATACACAGGAGGTAATACACAATGACAAGTAATGCGTTTAGTGGTGTTGGTACTTCGTTCAAACGCAATTCTGTTGCAGTTGCCGAAGTCAATTCCATCACTGGTCCTAATAAATCTCGTGGCACTATTGATGTTACAAGTCTTGATAGTACAGGCGGCTATCGTGAATTTATTGGTGGTTTTCGTGATGGTGGATCAATCACATTGAGCATGAATTTTACGATGGCAACGTATAATGATTTTAATGAGGATTTTGAGTCCTCAGCATTACAAACTTTTTCAATTGTATTGCCTGATACAGGAGCTACCACTTTTTCTTTTAGTGGTCTTGTGACTGACTTGGGCATGGCAATTCCGTTAGATGATAAAGTTACTTCAGATGTCACTATTAAGGTGAGTGGCGTCATTACGCTTGATTCTTAATTTTTAATTGTTTGAGAAGGGGATATTAATTATGGCACTTGTAAATAAAGAATTTTTGAAAACAAGACAGTTACAGCGCAAGATTGTTCGCGTAGAGGTCCCCGAATGGGGAGAAGAAGCTTTTGTGTGTGTACGTGAACTCTCAGCACGCGCACAAGAAGAATTTGAATACATGCTTGTTCAAATGAAAGAGATGGCGGGCTCGGAAGATGTAAAGAAATTTGATAATTTCCGTGCCCGCTATCTTGTCGTTGCTTGTTGTGATGAAGATGGCAATCCTATTTTTGATTCAGAAGATATTGAAATGTTGGGCAACCAAGAAAATTTGATAATCAGTCGAATTTTCAATGCTGCGAAAGATTTAAATACTGTTTTGGTAGAGGCATTGGAAAAAAACTGATATATTCCCATAGAAGACGTTTTCTTTTTCGTCTGGCCCTCGCTATGGGAAAATCAGTTCGCGCAATAGAGGAAGAATTTACACATAATGAAATATTAGAATGGATGGTGTATAATAAATTAGAACCTTTTGGAGAATTTAGAGCAGATATGCGATCCGCGCATATCTGTGCAACACTTGCGAATATTAATCGTGGAAAAAATAGAAAAGCTTTTACAATTAAAGATTTTATGTTGTTCAAAGAGTTTCCAACTTCTTTGACAAAGAAGCAGACAACGGAACAAATGAAAGAAATTTTGATGTCAATGTTACCTCCAGAGCAGAGAAAGCAGAAAGAATGTCAACTCAAGTAGCCGATCTTGTCGCAAAACTTAGATTAGAAAATAGCCAATTGAAAACAGGTGTTTCTCAGGCTATTGGAAAATTAAAAGAATTCGACAAGCAGACAGAGAAAACGGCACAAAAAACATCTGATATTGAAAAAGCTTTCGCAACTTTAGGTATTAAAAGTTCTGCTCAAATAGAACAAATGCGTCAGAAAATTGTAACTGCATATTCAGACATTTCTAAACACGCAAATTCTTCAGCTTCCGATATTCAAAGAGCAGCAATTGCTAAAAATAATGCTTTAGCCTCTTTGTCTGCTTCTTTGAATAAAACATCTTCTGGCATGTCTCATGTGTCGAGTGAAGCTCGAAAAATGGGCCAGAATTTACAAGAAACAGCCGGAAAAGTCTATAATACACAGAAAGGGGTAACTACTCTTCAATCGGGTTTGTTGAATTTGGGTTCTGTTATTCGTGGTATTGTTTATATTCATTTGGCACGACAAATATTAGATATGGGCAGGCAATTTCTTGTAACTGCTGATTCCATGAAACTTTTAGAAGCGCGTTTATCTCTTGTCACAAATGGCTATGAAAATTTAAAGAAAGTACAAAATGATCTTTTTGCTTCATCACAAAGATCACGTTCTGATTTAGAGGCTACAACGGGATTGTATATAAAAGTTTCTCGTGCTTTGCAGAATACAAATTTTATCCAAAAAGATTTTTTAAAACTTTCTGAAACAGTAAATAAAGCAATACGTGTTTCTGGTGCAACTTCTGGAGAAGCCGCTGCCGGTGTTTTACAATTTAGTCAAGCACTCGCTTCTGGAAGATTACAGGGTGATGAGTTTCGTTCCATTATGGAGAATATGCCCCGATTGGCAGAAGCGATTGCGGCTGGTATGGGGAGAACTTCTTCTGAATTACGACAAATGTCCCGTGATGGTGTATTGACCACAGAAATTATTACAAAAGCACTTTTACAGCAAGCAGAAACAATAGACAGTGAATTTTCAAGATTGCCCATGACTATAGGCCAGTCATGGACAGTTTTGACTAATGAATTAAAAAAAGCGACAGCACAAATAGATGAGGGCATTGGCATTGTTGATGGGATATCAGCTTCTTTTATGAACCTTGCAAAAGCTGTGAGTTATACCAGTGAGAATTTTCCAAATTTAATTAAAGAAAT